TCATGGGTCTAAATATGATGGAATACAACATTTTAAAGCGTTTAAAATTTGGGGTGGTGAAATTGGGTTATTAAATAGACAAAAAAAAGATAAAATAAAAAATAATTTTTGTGAAGATAATAAAATAAGACTTATTAGAATAGCTTATAATGAAAAAATTGAAGATAAATTATTAACTGAAAATGTCAGATAGAATAAAAGTAGTTGGTTATGCACAAAAGGTTTCTTATACTGATGGAATTGAGTATAGAAATTTTACACCAGATTTAGTTGGTCTTCAGTTAGCTAGTAATGGTGGTACCCCGTTATTAACAATGGGTAATTTTGCTATTACAACAAACTTTGACCCTAAATTAAACAAGACGTATAATACATCTAAGTTTTCTGAGTTTTTAACCTTAGATGATTTAAAGGTATCTTTAGAAGAAACAAAAACATTATTGGCTGATAATGCTGGTGTATTCCTTAATTTAAATAAAAGTAATTTAAATTACTACGCTTTATTTGGTTCTTTAAGTGAATATATGAGAATAGCACTTGAAAACATTATCATCAATTGGCCAGCATCCTTATATTTAAAACCGATAGCTATTTCTAATTCTGGTTTTAATATTACTGGCTATACGGCTGAAAACTATGTTTATGATAACATAAATGAAATTGCTAATTTTAAAATAAACACAACATTTATCAATAATACGTTTCAAATTATTTACACATCAAATGGTAGTATAGCAAACACATTTAATGCAACAAACGATTTAAGAAATTTTACTGTAAATTATAAATCTTATGTTGTTTTAATAAACGGAATTGAATACCCTATTTTAAATTATACAGCATCAACATATGAAACAAATGATTACACTTATTTTTCTGTCAAAGGTGACCCATTTTCTGGTGTAAGTGATTCAGTTAATTATTATCACATTAAACCCAGTAAACTTAATTCAGACAAATTCTTTAATACTTTACCAGATTTAGAGGCTTTTTTGTTGAATAGAAATGTTTTTCCCATATATACAGCCGTCTTCAAATACCCTATAAAAACAGAACAAGGTGTTATTTTATATACGTCTAAGACTTTAACGTGGCCAGTATCAGATGGGTATAATATTGATTTTAACACAACAGATTATAACACATATGCATCTAGTTTATTTGAATTATCATCATCAAATGATTTGGTATCTAGTAACTTGATGAATAGATTTTTGGTATCAGAATCTATAACTCAATTTGACACAACACCAGTATATGTATCTTCATCAGATGAAGACACTACTGGTCAAAAAATGAACAAAACACTTCAATTATATGGAGTTGAATTTGATGAAATAAATAAATTTATTTCTGGGATTCAGTTTGCAAATACAGTAAGTTACGATAAAGAAGATAACACACCAGATGTTTATTTGAAAGATTTGGCTAGAGTATTGGGTTGGGATTTGGTATCCTCAGTGTTAGAAAATGATTTATTGGCAAATTATGTTACAACAAGACCATCCACTTACAGCGGTCAATCCGTTGGGTTAACAGCTGTTGAAGCAGACATAGAACTTTGGAGAAGAATCATCTTAAATTCACCATGGTTATGGAAATCAAAAGGTGCTCGTAAATCAATTGAATTCTTGCTTAGATTTATTGGTGCACCTAAAGGTTTGGTAAATTTTAATGAATATGTTTATAAAGCTGAAGGACCAATAAATGTTGATTTATTTAGAGAGGTGTTAAGACTTAATGGTTTAAACGATGACATATCCTTTTACCCTATAGATTCTGAAGGTTACCCAAGACCTTTGGCTGATACGGTAAATATGTATTTTCAAAATGATGGTCTTTGGTATAGAGAAACAGGTGGTTCCAATTCAACAATAGATATATTAACTGGCAACAACCCACATGTTGGTCCTTATGACGGTGGGTACAAGTATTTTAATCAGTTTAAAAGTCTTATACCTAATTTTTTACCAGTTACTGTTAGTTCTATAGAAACAACCGTCAATTCTCAAAATTTATACACAAATTATGATTCTGGTAGCTTTAATAATGGTGTGTCAACAGAAACTACAGTTGATACGGTATCTATTCTTAGCGAAAACGGTATCAATATCAACGATTGTATTGTATTTACACCATCTATTGAATTGGACCCTAATCCAACACCAGTATTAAATGATTGTGGTTGTGAAACGCCAACTAGTGATAATATTTTAAGTCTTTGTATCGACAAAAGCCCTAAATCTATACAACCTAACCCTTGTGGTGATTCGTTAGCTACTATCCCAATTGATGATACAACTATAGGTCTTTACGTATTCAATTATTATCAATATAAAACTGATGGTACTATATATTCAAATCAAAGTGGTCCAATATATAACACAAGTTATTATACACCAAAAGAATGTTGTACATTAAATGGTGGTGTTCCGTTTCTTTATGATGAAACAACTGATGGTGTTGTTACAAATACTGGTTATGCATGTTGTGATAAAACTGGTAAATGTGGTTGTACAATTGCGTGTAAATGGATGATGGATACTATTTCTATTTCATTACCACCATTGACATCAACGTATACTGGACCACAAAACACTTATTTGCAATTTATAAAACCAGATGGTACGATGGCAGTCGTATCACCAGATGGTTGTAATTGCAACGCTAGCTATACAACACGTGTTCCTAATGTTGTTGACCCATACAATGGTCAAATAGGTTATGGTTGTCAATTAACAACGGCTGGTTTAAGTGATTTGGCTTTGGGTACTTCTGGTGATATGTATACTTTTTATCAAAATAGGGTAACAGGTAAAACATCTTGTTTTAATCCACCAAAATCATCAAAACCACCAGTCCCACCAGTCCCACCAACAAAAATAGGTAATTAAATTATTATACATAAAAAAAGATAAACAATATTTATAAATAAAAAATTAGTAGTATGCCATCAAACACAAGTTGTTATGTAAATCCAAAGGTTGTTGAAAACCTAGACGGTACCGTGTCCGTTTTTAGGCCAAATAGCCTTGGAGGGTTTATACCCCTTGTTGCCACCAAATACTGTTGTTTAGCTTTAAATCCTAGGTATATTTTTGACGTAAACACACAAGAATGTCTGTGGTCTGAAAAACAGAAGTGTGATATTGAGAATGTCTTCAAGGTAATTCTAAACCCTAAAGGTAACGATGGAAATATATTTGAAGTTCCTAGTTTTTCTGGTGAAACATGTGTTTTAGATATTGATTTTGATTATTTATTCAAAGTAAAATGTGAAACCTTATCAAATATGTTGTTGGGTGATTCGGTATCTTATCAATCAATAACCGACCCAAACATACAAAGTCAAATAACAGCGTTACAAATACAAATTGAACAACAAATTGTTGAATGTGAAACAATAGCTAATAAAATAAGTTATTACCAAAATCAACTAAATCAACCACAAATTGATAATATTGATGAACTTACAATGTCTTTGTCAGAACAAACCACCCTTCAACAAGAATGTGAATCAATTTTACAATCTTTAAATCTTTTACTAACCAATTTAAATACTAGTGCGACAACACAAACAATCACTTGTTCAAAACCAATTGATTTTTTTGAGTCATTGGATGTTTCTATGACATTGGACATAGTTACTAGTGCAAATACCTTGGAAACAGTTTATGAAAATAATGACTTTCACCCAGCAATAGGTAGCGGTAATTTATATACATACTTGACAAATAACCCAAATAGTGGTTTTTATGTATGTGGTGGTGACCCATGTATACCATTAAATTTGAATTTGACTGGTTTGCCAACTATCAACAACACTGATTGTTCAAACATATTAGATGGTCTAGTTCAATCATTGTATGAAGAGTCTGGTTTAAGTGCAACTACAGATGATTGTACTAGCTTTAGCACGACTTTTTCAAATAGTTTATCCAATAATATATTTGCCTCTAATTGGTTAAAATTTAACACGTCAATAACCGACCCAAATATCATTGACCTTATAGCTAATAAAAAAATAAAAGTTAGTTTAAAGATTAACCATACATGTTCAAACATTTGTATATTGCTTGATAATATAGTGTTTAACAAATCATGTACATCAGTAAAAGAAACAAATATATTTGTAACAAGTTCACCAGGGTTTGAAATCGAAAAACTTCGTGATAATAAAAAATCATGGATAAAAAAAGATGTTCTTACAAACAGAGATTTTAAAATAACCAATAACAATGGTTCAAATGCTATCCGTCAAACAAATTATAATGTAGAAGAT